TATTTGCGATTTTACCACACCCTACACCCCCAGTACTGGCCCGTAGCTTCGCTGTGTGGTACGAAGTGCCGCTTCGCGGCACCACACACGGGCCAGTACTGGGGGTGTAGGGTGTGGTAAAATCGCAAATAATTTCGCATCTGCGCAGTTTATAAGTAGGTAGTAACAGAGCATGCATGATAAATAGGTGGTGGCGTGATCGAATGACGCAAATCATTGACCTCGAATGCTTTTAGTGCCGTGTGCAACAATAACAAGATAATAAATAAAGATAAAGATAAAGATAGAGAGTATAAATACATATGGGAGTGGAAATATTCTATAATCATGAACGCGCAGTCAACAAGTGAACAAGTAATAATAAGTGAAGATATAAATCCAGACTCAGTCTACGCAGTGCTGCCAAACGGTATAGACGTACATCACGCTCCTTACACCTGTAATCAGAACCAGTGTCACAATTTAACGTCGCAGCAAATAATAAATATTGAAAATGTTCCAACTGATCGCCAACAAAGGTCTATTGACCGGAATAATGAAATCGTTAGTGTCTATGAAGATAGTGCCCTCACTGCAAACGAAGAGTTTAATAACGACGGCTTGGACGGAGACTCAGGAGAAGATTCAATATCTAGAAGAGAAGATAAAGTCAGTGCAAGAGGACTCCTCGCCACTGCAGAATATACTATACGAAATTCCTCAATTAAGCGAATTATTAGAGGAAGGTTTCTCCGACCAGATTGCGGATTATCATTTCCAATTAATAATTGTAGAACTGTCCAAATGGTTAATAACGCAATGGTCGCTAGAGCCAGAAACGATGGAAACAGATCCACAGTTGGAATGCCTCCAATCTCTATGGAACTCTGCAATGGAAATGTCTATGGTAACTCCTATAATACTGAAGGAATCTTCCGCCAATTTTATCAATGTGTTAAAAGAAGAATGGAACGACTCGGAGCTGACTTATATGAAACTTTTAGAAACAATAGCCGAGGGACCCGACGCATACTTCACGATAGCATTGAATACGAAGAATCAAGACATGGATGCTTTAATACAATGGTGGAAAAACTCATCGAACGCCTTGACAAAGGAAATGGATGCGCTATTTTCTTCCATGAATCGCCTGACCAAAAAGGCGAATGGCCATACCCAGAAAACATCTCAAGAGGATACTACCCAGATTTCGACTTCTGTGTCTTCAAAAACGACGAAGTGTGGAACGGAAAGCTTGCCCAAGAACCCACGGAAGAGGATAGCAGTGACGGAAGAGAGTTCGGAGGACGAAGATGGCTCGACCTCGAAGAATACACCTACTTTCATGACTCCAAAATCAAAAAAGTCAACGAAGTTGGAAAAAGCTGGCCGTTCGAAAGGTCAGACCTTACTCCCTTTCCAGTACCAGTCAAAGGGCACTTCCACGTCTTACATGCCTGTACTTGGTACAACCAAGAATGTCGGTGCCTCTCAAGGCATTTTGACGTCAATCCGAGAAAGAACAATGCTCTGCGAAGCGAATGCATTAGCGCAGAACATATTAGAAACATCCTGCTCTATAACACAAAATGGCCGAGATGGGCAATTTACATTAAAGTGTCCAACGAAGAAAAATTCCGATTTGTTTATAGAACTGAATCTGTACGAGAAGAAGAACTACGACCCATCGAACAAAATGAACTGGAAGGGAGCTCTAGTCCGCTTGAAATTCGACGTAAAAGAGACCGAGAGGGAAGCTCAGATGGTGAACATGATTGTGGACGCCCAAACTACAAGAATTCAAGATCATCCCAAAAGGGAGACAGTGTACAAAAGATCATCCGATTTATACAACAAAAACCAACATGGCCATTAGAACATGTGTTTCAAACAAAGGAATGGCTTGATGGTCCTTTCGGTACATGGGTTAGCAGTGATAAAACAGTGAAACGCGCTATTGAAATATTTTCTTTGCAAACTATGCATTATACTTATACACAATTTGTAGATTACTATAGAAGCCTAGAATGTAATCCTATATGGGCTGCTCCTAGTTTTAATGGGTTTACGGATTATTACCACACACTAGACGAATCTATTGACATTATAGAACGTTTACTAAACTACCAATGTGAACAAGACGAATACCTTTCTGAAATGTCTCAAAACGATGCTAAAAAAGTATTTATCAACGATTTATGGGATATTTTGGAAAAAAAACGTCCTAAACAAAATACCTTTCAAATTATAGGTGAGCCTAGTGCTGGTAAAAATTATTTTATAGACGCTATATTGTCCTTTTATTTGAATACTGGAATTATATTAAACTTTAATAGATTTAGTCAATTTCCACTTATGGAAGCTGTTAATAGACGTGTAAATGTATGGAATGAACCTAATTTTGAACCTGCAGCTTTAGACACCATAAAAATGTTGTTAGCTGGTGATCCTTTAAAAGTAAATGTAAAATATCAAAAAGAACAATATTTGCAAAAAACTCCTATAATTGTAATGACAAACAAACCTGTATTTCCAAACGATTTAGCTTTTCATGATCGTGTATGTACCTATTTTTGGAAACGAGCGCCATTTTTAAAAGAATATCATGCCAAATTGCACCCTATGATATGGTCATACCTTGTAAATACATATGTACTTGAATCTATTGACATGTAATCTAATCTGTTTATGTAATCTAATCTATTTGTGTAATCCAAGATTATAAATAAAGGTGTTAAAAAATTACGCATTCAGTTTTATTCCACATGCCGCACTTGCCGGGTCATAAATATATTGGTCCCGGTACTAGTGACTTTAAACCTATACCTATAGATAGTGACGACGCTATAGCTAGAGAACACGACTTAGCTTATTTAAATGCTGATAATAACAAAGACATCTACAAGGCAGACAAAACAGCACGAGACGAATTTTTCAGTGATTTTGTACATAATAACAACTATCATAGTTTAATTGGTGGTATTGGACTTGGTGCTAAAAACCTAATAGAAGAACATGTACTAGGTAATTCATTATACGGCATGGGAAAAAGAAAAAATACTGAGAAAGATTGGGCTACAATTAAACGTATTAATAGAGCACGAGCAGCACGAAGAGAAAGAGAAAACGATCTAAATCAACCAGACATTAGAAATTTTGGACACGTAGCTGGAGAGAATATAAACCCAGACGAAGAAGTAAATTTGGCTGACTTTCCAGACTTTCTTCAAGATTTCGTAGCAGAAGCAGGACCGAGTGGCACTCAACCTTTAGAAACAGCGCAAGAGTCACCACCCGTAATGTCTCAAGAAAACGTACCAATGGATACAGAAGGAGCGACAGATGTTGGAGGAGGAGCTCAAGTTGATCCACGTAGTGGAGGACAAGCAGCTGGAGGTATGGGAGGAGGTGGAGCAGCCAATGATGGGAGACAAGACATATTTGCAGGAGCACCTCAACCAAATCAAAATCACGAGCTCATTTATGGCAAAAGTTATCATTTTACACTTACTAATGGTTTACCCGATTTTAGACATGCCATTACTAACAATGCCTACAGTGCACAATTACGATTCAAACATATTCATGGTATACCATGGGAAAGATTATTAATGTATGTAAGTGAAGGTGAATTATTACGATTAATGCGAGACTACACAGCCTTAAAAGTTGAAGAAGTTGTATGTGAAGTATACAGCTTGGGAGTACGTTTACCATTTGTGACATCAGCTACTACCAGTTCTGTAGCAAATGCTAATGCTCAATATCCAATAGGTTGTTTTCATTTTGATAATGCATATGAAATACAGTATGACGCCACTCAAGTCAATGATGTAATTAATAAAGCATTAGGTGCTGAATGGAAGAATTCCACTCGCCCAGATACACCTGTATCCACTCAATGGTCTGAAACATTTCCTAATATAAGCGCTTCAAGTACTAGTCGTGATATTTCTAATCCTGTAATTGTTAATTATCCCCTTCCATTTGGTGTTACAAATGTTCCTAAAGATGTAGGAATATATGACTATGTTGAAATAAAAAATGGAACTACAGCTTATGGAAAATGCTGGGAAAAAAGATTTAAACCAAAAAATGGCATATTATACGCTGAAAGTACACTATTAACAAGTGGTACCAATGTAAGTATTGAAAACCCAAATGTATTAATGATACCTATTCCTGGACTGGAGAATGGTTATTTTATGAATAATAACAAAATTTTTGAAAGAGACGATGCACAATTGAGAACACCCCCAAAGGCATATTCAGCTACAAAATATAATCGTAATCGAGGAATAATTAACGAAACCGATGTAGACTATATGGGTTATCATTATTTTGGAGAACAAAAATGTGCACCACAAGCTATGCCAAAATTTATGATTGGATTTGTCAATATTCGTAATGAAGACAACAGTTTATTACAAGCAAAATGGGACATTGTTGTTAAAACTAGAATTCGTTTATCTGGTTTACAATCTACAAGAGAATGGATTTCAAGAACTGAAACTATACCACCACAATGGTTTACTTCGCAATATTCTCAATTCCGATTTGACAATCCTTTCAATTTCCCACTATTGAATACATCGAATATTGTTAAAGTTCCAACAAATAGACCCGGCATGTTTTCTCCAAATACACCCGGTAGAAGTAATGAAGAACTAAATGAAAAAGCTATTAAGGATCAAAAATCTTTACGTCATAAATCTGCATTGTTACCATTACTTGAAAAACCTGTAACTCGCTCTTCTAAATTAAATAAATAAAAATGTAAAATAAATTAATATTCAATAAATATATCTTATCTATATCCTCTTTCATTTACCTATATCTATATATAATATAATAAAACAAATCACGCCACCACCTATTTATCATGCATGCTCTGTTACTACCTACTTATAAACTGCGCAGATGCGAAATTATTTGCGATTTTACCACACCCTACACCCCCAGTACTGGCCCGTGTGTGGTGCCGCGAAGCGGCACTTCGTACCACACAGCGAAGTTACGGGCCAGTACTGGGGGTGTAGGGTGTGGTAAAATCGCAAATA